AGGCTCATTACTTTCTGCATCATTGGCAGCTATTTTGACATCGACCATGTGGATTTACCTTTTTGTGCGTGGTTAAGTGGCTCATTAATTACCGCATGGGCAATTGCAAAGAATACGTCTGCGTGGCCAGTGGTTTGATCTCGGCCGGCTTTAAATGTCATGTTGTCACCGCTGGCGGTGTTGGTTTTACGTATGGCTAAAAAGCTCATGCTGATATCTTTGTGTTCAGCATCCCAACTGATCCGCCGCCCCTGCACGACATCAATCATCTTGAGTACCAAGCGGCTCTTACTGCTGACGCTGTAATGAATCGCCATGGCTTCGCGTGGGTAAAGGGTTTGAATTAGGTCGAACACGCCCATGCCGATGCCGGTGGTATCGACGCCGATATAGGTCACGTGATACCTGGCATAAATTTTTTGTATCTCGCTAACGTGATGCTGAAAGTTCAATCCGCGCCAGGCATGTTTCTCGAGCACGCGGAATTTCTCACCCTCTTTAATGGGCGGCGCTATCACCACTAGAGTGGCATTGTCGCGCGTTCGTGATGGGTCATAGCCCAGCCACACCTCACGACTGGCGAATGGCCTTGGCTTCTTGGGCTTAAAGTCGGTCCAGTGATCGGCATCGACGGTACATTTATCCAGGTCGCTAAACTTAAATACCGAATCGGCATCATCGACAAAGATGCACATAAACAAATTACTAAAATCATCGTCGTTGTATTCGTCGCGCAACTCCTCGATATCGAACAGCTGACAACCACCGCGGAGCGCATCCTCAATGGTGACCACATAGCGCCACTGTTTATCCGGGCATATTCGGCCATTGTCGCGGAATTCATCGAAGGTCGGGAATTCAACATATTCGCGATCTGCTTTACCTCTGCGCCAGTGATCCCCCGTCCAAAAGGTGTAAGCAGGGTGTGCCTTGGTCGATGGGGTTGAAAAGTAAGTTTTACGCCAGTTCTTGTGCGTGGCCATGGCCGATGCAAGCTTGTTGAGCTCGTCAAACTTGCCTATCCAAAAGTATTCATCGACATACACATGGCCGTGGTAACTCTGCGCGGTTTTACTGTTGGTACTTAAGAAGCGCAGCTCTGCATCACCGTGGGCGGTATGCAGCACAATAGGGTTACCGGTTAACTCTATTTCAAAGAACTCTTGTGCAATGGCGATAATATAGGTGCGGAAGACTTCGGCCTGAGCTCGTGATGCCGACAGGAATATTTGCGGATCCCCGGTCAACACTGCCTGTTCGAAGGCTTCACCTGCAAAGTAATAGGTGGCACCAATCTGGCGCGACTTGAGAATATTACGAATACGCTGATGCAAATTCTCATGCATGGTTTTCTGGTATTCGAACAGGGTGGCGAACCATGGGGCAAAATCATCGGCGGTGAGGTGACTCACATCATTCTTACGCTTACGCCCTTTGCGCTGCCCTTTTGACTGCGCTTTCTCGCTTGAGCCTTTACCTTTATCAGTGCTGTGTTGGCTATCTTGCTCACCAGCTGCAGTGCGTTCGAGTGCTGCCCGCTGCTTCTTCAGCTTCACATGCTGATTAATCAGCATATCGAGCTCTTTGATCTGCATACCCGACTTATCAGAGATATCGGTTAGCAGCACAATACGGCGGGCTATCGCCTCGTCGACTTCCTCCTCGCGCAGCATATCGCGCCAACCATTTTTGTCAGCCCAGTAATAGATGATGCGGTTATTCGGTAAGTCGAGTTCGTCGCGGATCTCGTCCGGGGTCCAACGGCGCAAATACAAGCGTTTTGCGGCTTCACGAATTTCGGGAGAGTAGGCCATATTGCAGAGATGTGCACTCATATAAATGAAAACTGGCTCCAGTGTATTCACTTACAAACTGACTATAACTGACTAATTTTCGGGTCAATTCGGATAACGGTCTCTATCCGAATTGAGCCGAACTAAACCCAGTGCCAAGGGCATTTCATCTGGCTATGCTGGCCACCTAAATCAGATTAAACCAGCACAGATGAGTCAAACATGAGTCAATTGAAAACAGATTGGGTGCGTATCGCCACCGAAGGGCAGACATTCCGTAATGTACCAATTGAACGTCAATGGCTAGTCGACATTGCTGAAACCTATACCGTTGAAACATATGGTGCGCGCATCTGGCCTGATCATCGTCGTTGGTATGGTGCCTGGGGGGATGTGCTTGAAGTTAAAACCGAGGAGCAAGATGGCAAGTTGCGTCTGTTTGCCAAATTAAAACCCAATACCCAACTGATCTCTGCTAACGAGCAAGACCAAAAAGTATTTACCTCTATCGAACTTGACCCCAATTTTGCCCAATCGGGTAAAGCCTACCTCACAGGTTTGGGCGTAACTGATGAGCCAGCCAGTTTAGGTACCGACCGCCTTAAGTTCTCAACTAAAGAACGCTTTGAAACCCATCAATATGGCGCGCCAGAACAGCTGGTTATCAGCATCCCCGATGTTGAACATGCCGAAAGCGACGAACAGCCAAAGCAAGAAAAGCACCTCTACAGCATTTTGAAGAGCTTCTTTAAATCAAATTCGCCAGATCTGGCACCCGAAACTTCTGAGGAAGAACCCATGAACAAAGAACAGTTTCAGCAATTAACAGACCAGCTTGATGGCCTTGGCAATAAGGTTGCCGATCTCGAAGGCAAGGTTGAGGCATTTGGCAAAAAGCCTACTGAAGAAAATCCAGAGGTTAAGCCAGAAGCGAAACCAGAGTCTGAAGGTGAAGATAAATCTACAGGCGTGACGGGTGAGCAGTTCTCAACACTACTTGAAAAAGTATCAGGCATTGCAGACAAGACCGACAAGCTGACCAATGACTTTGCCGCGCTTAAACAAGAAACCTCAAATCAAGAACCTGATCCTGCCGGAGTTGGCGAATCAATCACGGTTGTATAAGCGCAATTAACCTTGTCGTCACTTTAACAAAGAGAGAGACCCATGAATTTAACCCCATTAGCCAAGGCACAGTTAAAAGAGTATTGCGCCAACATGGCCAAGAATTACGGCGTTGATGATGTAAGTCGTCAGTTTAGCGTTACCGAACCTATGGAACGTAAGCTAAAAGCTGCGCTGTTAGAGTCAGTACAGTTTTTGTCTTTGATCACCACCATGGATGTTGACCAGATAAAAGGTGAGGTGGTCAAGGTCGGTAACTACGGCATTGCTACCGGTCGAAAGAAAAATGGCCGCTTTACCAGTGACCAAGGTGTTGACGGTCATAGCTATGAGTTAGTTGAAACGGACTCATGTGCTGTTGTTACCTGGGCAACTTTAGCTGTGTGGGCGAATTCCGGTACAGCAAATCAGTTTATGCAGTTGATGAGCAACAACGCCACCATGCGTTTTGCACTCGACCTATTGCGTATTGGTTTCAACGGCACCTCAATTGCTATTGATTCAGACCCCGTTGCTAATCCTATGGGTCAGGATGTTAACAAGGGCTGGCATCAAATTATAAAAGAGAAAGCCCCGGACCAAATTGTGACTGACCCTATTTACTTCAACCCTGATGCCGAAGGCGTGTTGAAGGCTGGTGAATATAAGACGCTCGATGCCATTGTTACAGAACTCAAAAATACCATGATCCATCCAACCCTCCGCAATGACCCCCGTCTGGTTGTTTTGGTGGGCAGCGACTTAACCGCAACCGCACAAACAAAACTGATGAACCAGGCGGATAAACCCAGCGAAAGAGTTGCCGCGCAGAAGATGGATAAAAATATCGGTGGTTTACCCGCTTATACACCGCCGTTTTTCCCGGGTAAACGCATTACAGTCACTTTGCTTACTAATCTGCATATCTATACCCAAAGAGGCACACGTCACCGTAAGTCTGAAAATGTTGAAGACCGTAAACAGCATGAAGACAAATATTGGCGCCAAGAAGGTTATGCCATCGAAGAGTTTGAAGGTTATGCCGCTATCGATGAAGCCAATATGAATATTGGTGCAGCTCCAGCCGTATAAGCAGCAATGAGGCATTCAATGAGTGCCTCATTAATTCAACAATCGTCGCATAGAAAAGATGAACCAAGGATACCGATATGAGTGCAATTGCAGATTTTAAAAAGCGCCGTGATGCAGTTAAGGCCAAACGAGCTGTCGAGCAAGCCAATAATGAAAAGCCAACGATTGAAGCGCCGAACGATACTAATCCGGCTTTGCGTTTGCTTGCTGCACTACTTGGTTGTGATGAGCAAGACGCCATTGCTAAAGCGACTGAACTCGTTGAGCAAGGTGCCTATATCACTGGACTAACCGAAAACCAGCTTAAATCAGTTGAAGAACAGGCCGAAGGTGATCTGCAAGACAGCGCCGACACGGCAACTATTGCTGCTAATGACCTGGCTGATACTGCAGGCGCGGTAAATGAAACAGCCGGCACTCTGAATGAAGCCGCCAACGATGCCGCTGACTCTGCCACTGAGTTATCAAACACCACCGAAGATGTGGCCGATAGTGCCAACACTATTGCCGAAGCCGCAGTGGAGGCAACACAAGCCGCAGAAGATATCAAAGAGGTGGCTCAGGAATTAAAAAAGTCGCCGGAGGAGCCTCAATCCTCGCCTTCAGAGAAAGGCACCAAGGGCAAAAACAGCTCGAAAAAGTAGCGCAAACGGGTAGCGCCTCATACGCCCCCAGTTTGCATTTGCAGTTGATTGAACTCGACGCCGACCTGAAAAAGCTCAAGAGCTTCGCCAGACGGCAGGACAAGATAACCCACAAGCGCGATGTGTTGCTGCCAAAGTGGCAACCCATAGTCGATGAGTACTTAGCGCAAGTGGACAGTGGAGATAAACCCTATGACAACCCTCTATTTGCTCGCTGCATTATTTGGCTGTTCGATATCGCTGACTTTGGCCGAGCTCTTGAACTGGCGTTCAAGGCCATCGAACTGGGCCAACCTATGGCGCCAGGTATTCGCCGCGAGTGGCCGAGTTTTATCTCAGATACGGTATTCGACTGGGCAGAGACTCAGGCAGAGCTTGGCCACAGTGTTGAGCCTTACTTCACCCAAGTTTTCAACCAGGTTGCAAACCATTGGAAACTGGCTGAGCCCATTACCGCCAAGTTCTATAAGTTCAAGGGTCTCAGCCTACTGCGCAGCACAAACGGAGAAGTTAAGCCAAGCACTATCGGCGATGCGGATCTACTGCAACAGGCAGACGGCTTTCTTGAAAAAGCGGCCAGTCTGCATAAGCACGCCGGGGTAAGGACCGTTCGAAGCAAGATTGATATGCGTTTACGTGCACTCGAGGCCTATGGCTCTCAGGAGAAACCGTAAACAGGGACCGACTCCCACACCCTCCAGTGCGCTAGCCGAGTGTTTAACAGGTGACTGTTAATAACCACGTCGACGCTAACCGCACTGAACCCAATTAGTGATTGAGCACAGCCTTGAGCGGCTGTTAATGAGAGCGATATGAGCGGATTTGGATTTAACGCAGGTGAACAGGCTAGCATTGCTATCGACACTGATAGTGATTGGCCTGAGCTATCGACTGGCGAGTTTCGTCAGCATCGACGCATCCCTGAGTTTTATGAAGAGACTGTGATCGCCGATTCACTCAATCGTAGCAGTACCGAAGTTCAACAGCAGCTCCGTCGTTTCATCATGAAGCAGGGAACGGACGCCCCTTTTGCCCTGAATGAAAGTTCAATCCCTGTATTTACAGAGAAGCAGAAAAGCATTTACCGGGGAGCCGTTTATGAGCGTTCCCATGCCGATCTGCTGGGCTACTTTTCTGCCGTAGACCAAAAGGAATCGGGCGCTAATAAAGCCAGCGAACCCGCACAGCAAGATGCCATATTAGCCCAGAGTAACCGCAGCGTTCGTCTGCTGCTTGGCCTTGGCCGCGCCGGAGTGCACAGCCTATGAGCCAGAAAACACAACTGCAGCTTATCACTGAATTTTTACTGGCCAGCCTTAAGCCGCATATTAAAGCCAATAATATCGATGCATGGCAGGAGCACGGCACCATAGTGATCTGCAATGAAGACTTAGGCCTTGATGGGTACCGCATCGCAAAGTGGAAGCACACGGCGGTTATCCATATAAAGAATTTCCCACACCTTAAGGTGAATCCATACAACCTGCTTGCGCTTATTGCAGCCTTTCTGATCGATAGTGGTTGGGATAGAGAGACTTATGACTTGGCCGATCCTGATATCGATATCGACGACGAAAGTGACGACAACACCACGGTATTGATTGAGCTGCAGCTGCTCGATGATCTTGAAATTATCCCCGATGTGAATGGCGGCATTCCTTTCAATGGCAAGAACTACAGCTTAGCTATCGCGCCGGTGAATGTGGCCGAAACCATAGACACCGTGGTCAGCATCGGTGGTGATGCATGAGTTTAGCCATCACCCCAAATTCCCAAAATGCCCTCACGGTTAAGCAGCAATTTGCCATGTTGGCACTACCGGCTAAAAAGCGTGTGGCACTGCTGAAGAAGTTAGGCCGTAGCCAGCGCGCCAAATCCCGTCTGCGTATTCGTCAGCAGAAAACCGTCACAGGTCAAAAGTTCACGCCAAGAGCTAATGGCAAAAAAAACAAAATGCTTAAACGTATCACTCGCAGATTAGAGCCTTATGTAAAAAACACTAATCGATTAGAGCTTAAGCATCAGTCTAGCCAAGCAGGTCGAGTTGCTGCATTTCAGCAAGAGGGCGGGACAGAGAAATTCACTGCAGAGAAGGCGAAAAAATTAAACGGAACGCCAGACTATCAATCCCCATGCACAAGAAGGCAAGCGAAGGCTTTAGCTAGGGAGGGGTACAAAGTCCGTAAAGGGAAAGGTAAGCGGTATAGGCGCGCAACCATTACCGAAATTATGGAAAGAATGACTCTTGGTCAAGCTGGGCTGGTACTAAGGCTAATGAGAGATATTAGAGAAAAGCCAAGCTGGAGTATTCAAGTGTCACCACGCCCGTTCTTGGGTGATACCCCTGCCAATGTGCAGGATGAAATAGTCACACTGTTAAATCAATCAAGAGGATAACCCTATGTCATTAGGTGAAGTTACCGTAAACAATCAAAACCAAGGACAGGGTGAGGTGCAAGCCATTGAGCGCCATTTCCTGTTTATCGGTTTAGCGGGTACCGGAGAAGAAGAGAGCCAACTGTTCTCGCTCAATGCCCAAAGTGATCTCGAAGCCATGTTTGCAGACAGCGATCTGCGCAAACAGCTGATCGCCGCACAGCTTAATGCGGGGCAGAACTGGACAGCAGCAGCCTATGCTCTCGCCGCAGATGAAACCATTGCCACAGCCATCGGCCATGCTAACGAAGTGCAGAGTTTCGAAACGGTCGTTGTTTGCGATGTGCAAACCACAGCGCCAGCTATCAGCGGAATTTCAGATGCTGTGTTAGCTCTGCAGGGCTCACATGGTCGCTGGTGCTCAGCCATCGTTGCACTACCTGGCATCGATAAAGCCACCGAAACCTGGGCCACCTATGAAGCCAAGATGGTGGCGCTCGTTGCAGGTTTTGCCCTGCCATTAGTGGTGCCGGTACCTCAGTTAAACGGTAATAACGCGGGTGTACTCGCTGGCCGTTTGTGTAACCGCAGTGTCAGCATTGCAGACTCCCCTATGCGTGTGGCCACCGGCTCAGTTGCAGGCCTTGGCGCTATGCCAACCGATTCAGCCGAAGCCCCGCTATCACTGGCCACGCTCAACACCTTAGCTAAGGCGCGATTTAGTGTGCCCCAGTGGTACCCGGACGTTGCTGGCACCTATTGGAGCGATGGCTCAACACTCGAAGTTGAAGGCGGCGATTACCAGGTGATTGAAAATCTGCGTGTGGTGCACAAGGCCAGCCGCGAAGTGCGCGTGCGTGCCATCTTACGTGTTGCTAATCGCATTCTTAACTCAACCCCTGCCAGCATCGAGCTAAACAAGGCTTACTTTATGAAGCCGCTACGGGCGATGAGTAAAACCACCACTGTAGCTGGTGTGCCGTTCCCCGGTGATATTACGCCGCCGCGCGATGGTGATATCTCCATCGTCTGGATGAGTAAAACCAAGGTGACTATTGCCATGGTGGTGCGTCCATATAACAGCCCGAAATCAATCACCGTCAACATCATGTTGGATCTTAGCGTTCTTTAAGCGCTGAGACCCACGAACGTATCTAGGAGCAAGCAACATGCGTTTATCAGGAATGAATTTTAGAACCCACCTGGGTGATACCGCAATACAAGTCGATTCTGCATCGGTAACGATTACTGATAACAGCGGCGTGTCACAAACTGGCGGTGTGCCGGACGGTGCGGTCGATGGTGATGTGGCGGCAAGCGGTGAAATTGCCGTTAATGCGGCCAACTTTGCCTTAATCAGCCAGCAGGCGAAATCAGCGGGCTCTTGGCGAGCAATGCCTAATTTTGATATTCAGTTTTATGCCAAAACCTCACAAGACGAAATGAAAGTCGAGTGTTTCGGTTGCCGTATCAAGCTCAGTGATCTGCTCGATATCGACCCCAAGGGTGGCAGTGCCAGCGTGTTTAAAATCCCGTTCGATGTGACCAGCCCCGATTTTGTGCATATCGATGGCGTGCCGTATCTGCGCCCCGATGAAATTGAAAACATCGTTCAGTAATAAAACGTTCAATAACAGTTCAGTAAGGGCCAGCAAATGGATGATGCAGATTTAGCGGTAAAACATGAAGAACGGGCTGAAGACAGAGCAAGGTCACGGCGCATGTTAGCTAAACCTGCAAAACCCAGCGCCAGCCACTGTATCGAATGCGGTGATGCTATCAGTCAAGCAAGGCGGGAAGCAGTGCCAGGTGTTGAACTGTGTATCGAGTGTCAGACGCTTGCAGAAAAGGTAAATAAGCGATGAAAAACACTAAGGTGAATTTTGGCTTTATTTCAGGTTTAGAAGGTGGGCCAAGCCTAATCGGTTATGTGCCGGATCCTGAGCATTCAAACTCAGGTGTGACTATCGCGACCGGGTTTGATATCGGCCAGCGTGCTGTCGAAGACTTGCAAAAGCTGTTGCCACAGTCATTGGTCAGCAAGCTTAGCCCCTATTGCCAGGTAACGAAACATTCAGCGAAAGAGGCTTTGAACACATGGCCGTTAACCATCACAAGTGACGAGGCTGACGTGATCGACCTGTGTGTTAAAAGCCAGCTGCTCGAGCAACTAGCCGATAGATATAACCGTTCATCCGATGTGCCCTTTGATGAGCTGTCGGAACACGTGCAAACCGTGGTTGCTTCGGTGGCGTTTCAGTATGGCAACTTAGCCAGGCGATGCCCGGCATTTTGGCAGACCGCCATCAGTCAAGATTGGCAGGCAATGGATGCCGAGCTGTGTAACTTCGGTGACCGTTACCCGACACGCCGCAAGCGTGAAGCCGATTACTTAAAGCTAGGGGGTTAGCCATGAACCTATTAAGCATTCTTGGGAAAGTCGGCACATCAATATTGGCCGATGTGATCCCGGGTGGTAACACCATCCTCAAGGTGGTTAATGAGTTTCTGCCCGATGACAGCAAGCTGGGCGATAAAGCCACAGGCACCGATATACAAGATGCTGTTTCGTCACTGCCTGCAGAGGTGCAGGCCCAAGTGTTAACCAAAAAGTTCGACGTTGAAATAGCTGCCATCGAAGGTCACACCAACGTGGTTAAGGCGTTGGGTGATGTGGATAAAACCGGACATTCTACACGGCCCGCCATCGCCATGATGATGGCCCGGATAGTGGCGTTCTCTGTGGTGGTGATCATCTCGTTTTTAGCCGTGGCCATGTTTAACAAGGATGCCGACATCATCACGGCCATTGGTGACAACTGGCCCTTGTTCATTGCCATTCTTGGTACGCCAACGGCGCTACTGAGATCTTACTTCGGTATGCGAACCAAAGAGAAGCAGCAGAAGTATCAAGCCGTGTCGAATACCGCCCCTGAATCCCTGTTTTCAGGCCTGATTAATCTGGTAGGGAAGAGAAAATGAATGAAGTGGCAGATTGGGTGATGGTTGTTATTGCCGTTATCAGCTTAGTGCTGGGCTTGTTGTTACCGCTATTTGTCAGTCTGTCGAATGCGCACAAAAGCACGGCCAAAGAGCTGAGCGACCATAAAACCCATGTGGCAGAAAACTATGCCACCAAGGATGACGTAAAAGAGTTAGGCGACCGGATGGAACGCCAGATGAAAGACGGATTTAACAACCTCAAAGACTTACTAACGACCAATAAAGATAAGGATGCAGCATGAAAAAGACAGTGATTCTAACCATAGGCAACACAGAGTTTAAATTTAACCTGACCGTGAATGACCATTCTGATTTTGTAGATAGCGTATCTCGCGGCGGCTCGATGTGTAGCGCCTCGCACAACTTTGTGATGCGTACCATCGATAAGGAGCAGAAAGAGGAACTGAAAAAGTTACTCGCCGAATCACCTGGTGCAGAGGTTCAAATTGCGGGGGCGCTGAAAGGTGAGTTCTCACCAATTCTGGAAATTGCAGTAAAAAAATAAACGCGCTGGTTGAGTCGATTGAAAACAACCAGCTTGAGCAGATGCTGACTATTCGTCGGCATCAGTTACCGCACGAAGATGACAGCGAACAGTCAATTGCCCGTGCGATTTGGCTACACAAGAACCATTTAGAGAGCCTTGAAATAGTCACCGCCAACGGCGTGAATAAGGCCTTTGCTGGTAAGTAACGGGGAGAGTGATCACCAATGAGCCTGCCAAAACCTTTGATGTTTACCGTTGGTTTGGTTGACCAGATCACTAAACCGATAGCTAAGATTAGTCAGCAGTTCAACGGGCTGGCGTCTAACTACCAAGCCGGAACTATGCAGATGGCCACTGGCGTGGGCGGTATGGCGGCAGCTGGTATGGCACTGCAAAGCTCATTAATGCCTGCCATTGAAATGGATCGCGTGTTGGGCGAAGTTAAGTCACTCGATGTGCGAGACTCTGCTCTAAAGCAGCTGGCCAACACCTCCTATGAATACGCGCTCAAGTATGGCAAGTCGGCCACCGAATTCGTCAGCTCAAGCTATGATATTCAGTCGGCCATTTCAGGGCTGAGTGACTCGGATCTTTCACAGTTCACCCTTGCCTCAAACGTACTCGCCACCGCTACTAAGGCCGATGCGGCAACCATCACCAATTACATGGGCACTATGTACGGCATCTTTAAAAACGATGCCAATGCCATGGGCAAAAGTGATTGGGTTAACCAGGTTACCGGCATGACCGCCACGGCTGTGCAGGCGTTCAAAACCACGGGTGCGGAAATGTCGGGGGCATTTACCGCTATCGGTGCCGAGGCGCAGAGTGCTGGCATCGGCATGCATGAACAGATGGCCATTCTCGGTACGCTGCAGGCCACTATGTCGGGCAGTGAATCGGGCACTAAATACAAGGCGTTCTTGGCGGGTGTAGGTAAAGCGCAGAAAGCGTTGAACCTGCAGTTTACCGATGCCCAAGGCCGTTTACTGCCTATGGTCGACATACTGACCAAAATCAAAGGCAAGTATGGCGACACCTTAGAGGTGGCCGAAAGCGATGCTTTAGCCAAAGCCTTCGGCTCAAGTGAGGCAGTATCTACCGTTAAGTTATTGATGGGCGATATCGATAGCCTGGCGGGTTCAATTAATAAACTCGGTCAGGTTAAAGGTATGGGGCAGGCTGAAAAGATGGCCCAAACCATGACAGACCAGAGCGAACGCTTGTCGCAATCTTGGTTTGTGATCCGCGCCGCCCTCGGCTCTGCCGTGCTACCGGCGTTCAATGAGTTTGTCGGCTGGATAGCCGATATGGGTAAAGATGTGCTCTGGTTTACCCAAACTTTCCCTAACTTAACTCGCGTTCTTGGTTACACCGCGATTGCTATTTTAGGCATCGTCGCCGCAGGCGGTGCCTTTACCGTGATGATGGGTGTTGCCAAGATGGCGATGACCACCTACGGAGTAGCAGCCATGGCGATGGCGGGCATCAATACCCTGTTGACGGCGGGAATGGTGCAGCTGCGCGCCGTAATGATGGCGGTTAATATGGCGATGGCCCTTAACCCTGTTGGGTTTATTGTGGCTGGCTTTGCCTTAGCGGTCACTGCAGTGGGCGCACTCATCTATTACTGGGATGATCTCAAAGCCACCGTTATGGAGTGGGGCTGGTTAAAGCAGCTGCTTGGCTGGTTTAATACCGTTTGGACCGATATTAAAAACGGCGCTATCGATGCGATTAACTACATCATCGACAAGCTGAACATGCTGCCAGGTGTTGAGATTGATGTGATCCCCAATGTGGGCGGATTAGAACAACAACCCCAGCTACCCGAATTTATTCAGAGCAATAACCAGCAAGCGGTGCCGAACTGGATGCAGCAAACCGCTGCCAATGATGTACCGAACGCGGCCCCCATGAATGGCCCTTGGTTGAATGCGCCGGGTGTAACTAACCCGGTCGTGCAATCAGCAACCGATAACGTCACCCGCTTACCGGTTGAGTATCAGCAAGGCCAGCTCTCGCCAATGGTGCCAGAGTCATTGATGCAAACCGTTGATCTGCAGCGTGGTCAGTTGGCACCACAATCAACACCGCCCTTAGTTCAAGCGGTTGAGATGCAGCGCAATGCGCTGTCACCCTATCAACCGGAGCAATTAACCCAGCAACTCGATATCAAGCCGGTGGCAGATGAGACCATGGCCAGCGCCATTACGCCGCGTATTAACCAGCAGGCGGCAATGAGCGCCAAGGCTAACCGAGTGGCCAGCCAATCAAACAGCAAGAGCCTGAGCTTTGGCGATGTGATCATTAAAAATCCGCCTAAAAACTTCAGCCTTGCCGAAATAGCCGACCAACAGGAGCTAATGACAGGATGACCACTGAAAAGTACAGCGACCTGTTAATTGTCGATGGGGCCTTGTCTCTCGATATCGGGGCGCAGCCAAACCTGACTAATACACGCGCCAGTATCGCCCAAGATGTGAAACACATGCTGATGGAGTCCGGCCTTGTGACTAAGTTACTTGCCCAGCGCAGCGCCACACTGCGCAGCGATGTGTACACAGAAATGGAGCTGCTGATCGAAACTGATACCCGCTTGGTACCGGGTTCTATTGCGTTGGATATTCGCACACCAGAATTAATTGCCATTACCGCCACCACCTATGAATTTGGCCAACTGAGCGCAGAGGTACCTTATGTCACGCCCGCAAGTTGATTTTGAAAAAGTATTAGCAGATGAAGGGGTACCGCTTACCAGCGATGGAGTAACCGCATTGCTCGAAGCCGATGTGGTAGCGGCAAATTCCATTATCAGTAATGACAGTGCCATGAGTCCGTTCTGGAAACTGTTCTCAGCCTGTGTTGTGACGCCTGTGTTATGGCTGATTAAAACCTTGCTGGCCAATCATGTGTTGCCTGCTATGTTTGCCGCCACGGCGAAAGGTTTCTATTTAGAGCTTAAGGCATGGGACGTTCACCTGGAACGCAAACAGGCCGTTAAAACGCAGGGCAATATCACCTTCACCAAAACCGATTTTAACGCCGATATCGTGCTGAAAGCAGGCACCATAGTGCAAACCGATAACACCTTGGGCGCTATCTATAAGCTGTTGGTGTTGGCAGATATTGTGATCCCTGCCGGTACCCAAAGCGCCGCTATTTTATGTGAGGCTGACACTGCCGGGGCTGGCCACAACATAGGGGCGGGCTATTACCATGTGTTGCCGCAAGCAATAGCGGGCATCGAGTCGGTGAGCAATGTCGGCGATTGGATAACCCGCGCCGGAGCAAACAAAGAAACCGACGATGAGCTGGCGCTGCGTATACGTGATCAGTTTGGCAGTGTCGGCAACTATCATATCGATGCGGTATATCGCGCGGCTATCTCAAGCTTTGCGGGTATTCGCAGTGACTGGCTTTACTTTGAACATGAAGCGCCACGGGGGCCAGGTACCGCAAATTGTCATGTGATGATGGATGTAGGCGAAACGCCGCAGGCCATGATTGACGATATAAATAATTACATCAGCACTCAGGGCAACCACGGCCATGGTGATGATCTTCGGGCCATGGCCATTGCCGCCGCACCAACGGATCTCACCGTCGAATTTTGGCATGCCGCCAACTTGAGTGTCGATGAGATAGCGACATTGCAGAGTGATATCGAGTCGCGCGTTCGCGCCGTATTTCGTGAATCGGCTATGCATAGTCTGTTAACCCGGACTAAGCCACAGAGCGTATTTGCCTTTTCAGTGCTGAATGGCGAGCTGCATAGAGAGCTGCCGAACCTTAAGAGTGTGCGCTGGACTAATAACGATATTGTGATCGGCCTCGAACTGCCACGAATTAACAGCCTGACCATCACTAACCGCGGGGTGGCCTGATGACAGACAACAGCCCGAAACTGCCTAAGTTAACACTGCCGTGGTGGATGGATGGCGAAACGCTGCCAGCTACACCAGAGCCACAAGAGCCCGCCATGCTGGGCAATGGTATGCAGTCATTCTGGCAACGTCTGCGCGGTTGGTTTATCTGGCCACTGGTGCAGCAAGACCCGCTAACCTGCTCGCTGGATATGCTCAATTTAAAGGCGTGGGAACGCAGAATTACCCGTTTCAGGGATGAACCCTTGTGGCTGTATCGCAAGCGGGTGGCTTATGCATTTATCAATGCCCAAGACGCAGGCAGCACGCAGGGCTTTATTAACATCATGAGTCGCCTTGGTGTGCCGGTACTGAGTATTGACGAACGCCAGGTGAATCGAGACTGGGACATTATTTCTATCGAGCTCGATGATACTCAGGTCTCAAGTGCCGCACTGTTGGCCACAATCATTCAGGACTATGGCCGCACCTGTCGCCGCTATGAATATGTATTAAACAAAGCTACATCGCTGCATCTGCCTGTGAGCGAATGCAATAACGATTATCAAACATTAACAGCGAGGGCCAATTAATGGCACGACTAACCACCACAGGCCAAAGCCTGATCTCCGCCGCCGTGGGTAGCGGCCCGAAACTGGATATCACCAAGTTCGTGTTTGCAAACATTCCGGGGCTCGACCACACCGCCCCCGAACCTGCAGACGAGCCCATGCCTGCACCTGAAAATGTAGTGTTTGAGCGTGCGCCAACTAAGGCGGGGATTATCGATGAAAACCGTGTCACCTACAGTCAGATGATGCTCACCGATATCGGTGATTTTGAGTTTAACTGGATAGGTTTGGTGCAGGTTAACGATTTAGTGATGTTTGCCTATGTACCACTAACGCAGAAAATCAAAACTCTGCACCCTACAGTGGGCAACGTGTTGACCCGCAACATGGTGATCGAGCACCTGGGCATTGCGAACGCTACACCCGTGGTTGTGTCGGCTGAAAGCTGGATGTATGACTTTGGCGGTGAACTTACGCTTATTAATCAGCGTATCGATGAGTTGGAACCTCATATTGTCTACAAAACGGAAGGAGCAACCACCTTAGTGCGCAAATCGAAACAAACCGTGTTTCAGTGGGATGCTACCGATGCGGGCAGTGTATCAATCGATGCATCTACCTTCCTGTTAAACGACAAAATAACGATAACCAATATTAAAGACGATGGCGGCACGCTGACTTTAGCTAATCCGGATGGTTCGATCCATGTGCCGAACGGTACCAGTGAGGCCAGCCACACATTAACGGGGCGCGGCACTGTGACCCTATATAAATTAAGTGCTGATGATGCTCTCACCATTACCAGCGTGCATAAGTAGGGGGCAGCATGGAGTTAAACGAATTATTAGGCGGGAAGTACTTTAGGCCAGCAGCAGCAAAGCAAGAAACGAGTTATAACATAGCCATGGCAGATAAAGGTACCTGGGTGAGTATTTTAGATATAAATGGATCTGCTTGTCTCTATTGGTGCTCACTATATTTTGGGGCCAGATACAGTAACACTGTCGAGGCCAGATTAACGATTGATGGAGAGGTGCTGCCAGCTATTGTTCATTCGTATTATGACTATAACTACGCCGGTTATCGCTATATCGTTGGGTGGCTTGATGGCAGTACAACTGCAGGAGATAAAGTTCAGGTATTGTCTCCTGCCATTTATGCAAAAAAGAGCCTTAAGCTAGAGGTAATGCTAACCAGTTCAAGTAATCCAACAGACTCTTCAGGCGCGAGCGTGAAATGTGCTCATGTATTAACAACATTGGAGTCACTATAAATGAAAGCAGTAATTACTAGATTGTTTAGTTTGTCGCCCTCTGGAGTGCGGTTAAATAAAATTGAAACAATACCTATAGATGGAAGTCGGTATGAGTCTGTAAGAGTTGAACAGATCGCAGATGAGTCTGGTCAGACTATAGAAACAGAAACCCATAGTGTAAAACTCTATAGCTTAATTAAAAGTGAATCGCCGAGTATTGAGATTGAAATTACAGGTGTCACTGGTTCGCTGATGCACTCGAGTGATTTTACTAAGATCACCTGCATTGAATTATCGAACTTAACGGTATCAGGGAAACTGCCGGTTCCAGATAGAGAGTTTGCAATGCCAATTCGGCGCAGTGATGGCAAGCTAACCTTGTTTGGTGTGAGTGTGGTTAATGGGGCTTTCGAGGCTGTGTTGAACTTTCCCACATCTGGTCAGTATCGATATACCGATGAAGAGGCCAATATCGACCTGCCCGAAGGAACCTTTACCATTGCACCGGTAAAAATCGATGTGCTGCGCAAGGTTATTTAGGAGTTACTGCCATGAGCCAAATTGCGTTAGATGGTGAACTCATCAACTTGAAAAGCTGCAAGGTCGAGTTGTCGATGCAATTAGCCGAGCAAGATATGTCCGGGCAAACTTCAAGCACGGCGAGCAGTGAACAAGGGGATAAAGCCAAAGAGCTGAAAGTGACCGGCTTAATTCCCTTTACGGATAAGGCGCAGCTGACCCGCTTGTTTGAACTGGCGATTGCTAAAGATGAAGCGGGCAATCGTTCGGTGAGGCGTATCGGCTCAGATTTAGCGCGAACCGTTAAAATCAGACAGGTGAAATTCTTTGGCCAAGTTACCGCGCCAGAGCATCCCACACTAATGGCGTGGAATGTGAGTTTTCATCTGCGTGAGTACTTAAGCATTCCAGAGGTGGCAGAGCAGCGCCAACCACAAAATGATGCCAGCACCGGGCAGAGCACCGAGCAAACTGCCAGCGTGATCCCCACGGCTGCCATTACCGAAGCACCGCCGAAAGTTGAAGTGTCATCGATGGAAAAGTTTTTAACAGGTGTCGACAACATCATAGGTGATCCCGCATGAAACTGAGTAAACGCTTAACGGTCGGTACTGAGATGTTAGCGGTAACGGATCACCACCTGGTGCTTGAGTTGTCATCGGCAGGTCGTGGCGTGTTTGAGGTTGAAGGCGATGTATCGCGTGGTCAAATTGTTGCATTCGATATTGGTTACAACAATCAACTGAAACGCTATTTTAGTGGCTATATAACCAAGGTCACGCCTAGCAGTATGGGCATGAACCGTATTGTTGTGCGTGAGTTATCCAGCACATTAGCTGAGCATCGCCCGATAAATATTCGTCACGCAACATTCCGCCAGGTGATCACCCAGTTAGCCGAAGATACGGGCCTAAGCTTTGTGATCCCCGATAATGCTATTTACCTCGATATTAAAGTGCCGAACTTTACCAGCCAAGGCACCGGCTACCAGTTACTAGCCAGTTTGGGCGGTGTGTTTGGTATTGACGACTGTATTTGGTATCAACAGCCTGATGGCCAAATCTTTGTAGGCAGCTATCAGGACAGCCGCTGGCCGTCAAAGCCAATAGATATTAATCAAGGGTTCAGCAAAAAACAGTTTGGTAACAGTTGGCAGTTAATGGCGATGCCTGCCATGCGTCCGGGGGCTATGGTGAATGGTCACCGAGTTAAGCAAGTGGAGCTTGCTGACGACACCATGATAATAACTTGGACAGCCACCAAAGCCGACGAACGCAGCGAAAAGCGCCGCATAACAAATATATTCCCTGAGCTGTCGGCCGATTATCATCTGCCAGTTTGGGGCAAAGTGGTTGCACTGCCGGAATTACCAACCATCGAGGGCGAACGCGCCAGCGATCCATTTTATCCGCGCTATGCAGTCGACGTGCAGCTGCTCGATGAAGACGGTAACGAAACGAAATCACCTGCACTGGAAGCGGTACCATTACCACTACCAGGTGCAGGCAATAAAGCGGGTCGATTAGAGCCCCCGGCTATCGGTTCAATTGTTGAAATAGGTTTTGCTTACGGGCGCCCTGATAAACCATTCATTCGCTGCGTGCTGCCGTTCGGCTGGGATCTTCCTGCCATCAAAGAGGGCGAAACTCGTAACCAGGTACGTGAAGGCGTTTATCAGCACATCGATGACAAAGGTAACTTTGAGAGTAAGACCGATGAATCGATGCAAGAGATCATCGGTAAACTGGCTGAGCTGCAGTGTAAGACCCGCAAAGTCACCGCCAAAATAGAACAAGACCACCGAAGCCCTAAATCATGGTTCGGCAGTGAAGGGGAGAACGTACTTAAATTGCTATCTGAACTAATGGCTACCGTTACCAAACTGGCCAACACTAGTGCCAGCCATACCCACGGTGGAATATCATCGGGACCCGGTACCACTGCGCCGCCAACTCAAGCCGGAACCTTCACCGGTCACGGTAATGAAGCCACCGCCCAAAAGGCCAGACTCGACCCCATCACCAAGTAGTGCATCTATATACAATCCAGCCCTGAACACTCAGGGCTTTTTAATATCTACAGCAAAGCCAACCCTTTCTATATTTTCTGACCCAATACCTGGGCGCGGGTTCGGTTCCTGTCATGGGGCTCGAACCCGCGCCCGAGAAAACCACAACTCACCACACTAATAACTGCCACGTAATTCAGCCCACTGAATCCTTCCGTCACGGAATCCGCACTCTTCCTCACCCTCCTGCGGGCTTTTTATCATTAATTTTTTGCAGTTTTCTAATACTACATTTCATAACGCCAGCCCGCGCCGCTGTAAGGGCTTTGCAAGGGATCGAAGATCTGAAAGGATCGAAGTTTATTTCAGTGTTTTTCAGTTTTGAATGATGTGTTTGTGCGACGCTGTCAGCGTGAAACTCCATGAGCAAGGGCTTTCGGCTCAATTACGTGGCCTGACTATTGGAAAGTGATTGTTGGTTATAAAAGAATAAACTTGCAAGAACAGATGGTTAGCGTGAATTAAAACTGAAAATGGGACCCCATTGTTCTAACTTCATTTTGTCTTGATATGTATAAATACTACATAGAAAATGTTGAAAGGTAACTTCTTTTTTGTTTTTCATTTTTCTGGCTACGCCGCTTAATCTTGATGATGAAACCTAACCCCCCATGAAAGAAAAATAAATATTCTTTCTTATTAGAGTAAATAAGACACTCCCCATTTTCTATAACTTCAGTTTTTGGATTATTCTGAAGATCTTGCAATGGGTTCCTCCCGTGTCTAATCTGATAGTGTTTCTCTATTCCTATAATCTCTTGCCTATTAACAAGTTGGAAATCAACCATATGCAAATTTAGATTTAATGGTTTTAGGTGTTTTTTGAAATACTGTCCCTTTGCCAAAAAGTCTATATATAGCGATAGTTCATGTGTCTTTATTGGCATTGTCATGTGGACAAATTCGTCACATTTACTTGCATTTACAAACATTTCGATGAATCGTTTGTTTCTTTTGGGATTATCTAAAGCTTTTTGAACAGTTTTTATAGCAAGTTCATCATTCTTAGATTGTGCTTTCGCTATTATGCCTAAAATACAATCAATATCACTTTTTCTTATATTACATTTTCGGCAAGCGTAGAAATCACCTTCACCTTTGTTTCTGTTTCGAATAAGTGCCGTATTGGGAATCATATGTTCTACAGATTTACATAAAGGATCATTTTCCTTTTTGTTCATCTTTTTCATACAGTAAGGGCATATATCGTTATTAATCATGTAGAACCTTTTTATACTGCTGCCATAAGCAGCTAAATAACTGTTGGCTATAATTGCGAGGAATGAGCACTACCAATAGTTGTGTGCTGATTACTTGATGGCTTTTCTACCCAATGCATTGATTTTTATTATTAAAGCCCACATATATGTTAGCTTCCAGTAACCATAATGAGATTTATCCATGTCAGCCATTTTACTTAAACACAAACAACTGCGTGACATTACACGAATGCTATTTAGTGCATTTTATCAACGAAAGGGCATAACTCCATCTGATCTACATAAGGAATTGCTTAACAATCCTGTAGGCCATTTTCATGTCACTAAACTTAGTGTACCTTTGAAAACACATTCAGGCCTTACAATTAACACTCAAGCAATGCTTACCTCGACAAATGAAGTCTGTTTCGATGTCACAATCGCAAGTAGTCACGAATCAATCGAGTTTACCTATTACTTAGCACCAAGAGCACTATCCAATCACAATTATATTGCAAGGAAAGAAAGCCCTATCATTGTGATTAACGTTAGTCAAAATGCTACTGCGATTTTTGATGAGCTTCCAATTAACGAAATTTCACTAAAATAAGCAAGTATTTAATATGCGGCCCATTTTGTTACGAGGGTCGCTTTAGGCTAATTTTTGTATAACCCGCATGTGCATTATCTAACCTAGCGCAATAGGAAATATGCTGTTTTGTAAGTATTTGTTCAGCATCAACGCTCACAAGCCGTGCGCCATTTCTATGCAAACTAAGCACGATTTTTCTAAAACCTTAATAACACGGTGTGAATAGAGAGTTCTTAGAGGTATTTCTAGAAATTTAATGTTAGTTGATGGGGGGGGCGCTTCTATGGTCAGTCATCCAGTTATTGGCAGTACTTATATTTCTCTGTCGCCATTTTGCCGCCATTCAGTCATTTTCTGCCATTGAGAAATGATGGAATAATGGTTATTTGGGAAGGAATCCACGCTGAATAAGGGGAAGGGGGGCGTGTAACCGATTGAAATTAAGCATAAAAAAAGGCCAACCCGTTAAGGTTGGCCTTTTTTAGTATTTGGTGGAGGCGGCGGGGCTCGAACCCGCGTCCAAAAAGCCTACATCCAAGGCGCTACATGCTTAGTCTCTCTTTTGGTTAACCAAGTACACTCCGAAAGACAGGATTGTAATTGGCGAGTTC